CTAACAGTTTACTATGGAATTCTGGTGTTGAGGCTGACAAAGAAATTGCTCGTAAGAGAAAACGCAAGTTATCTTACTATGCAAACATTCTGATTGTGAGCGACCCTAAACATCCTGAAAACGAAGGTCAAGTAAAACTATATAAATTCGGTAAGAAAATCTTTGATAAGATTACTGAAGCGATGAAGCCTGAGTTTGAAGATGAAACGCCAATCAACCCATTTGATTTCTGGGAAGGTGCAAACTTTAAACTGAAAATCAGAAAAGTTGATGGCTATTGGAATTATGACAAGTCAGAGTTCGATAGTAAAACTGCTATTGCACCTAATGACGAGGCAATTGAAGAAATATGGAATAGACAATATCCATTACAACCATTTCTCGCACCAGAGAACTTTAAATCATATGATGAGCTTAAAGCAAAACTTGACAAAGTTCTATCTGGCGTTAGAAATACTGGTACTGCCGAAGATGTCGCCATCCCACCTGCGGCACCGAAAGTAGAACCAGTAGTAGCAGAAGCAGTAAGTTCCCCGACACCTGCTCCAATAACTGAAGATGATGATTCAGACGAAACTTTGAGTTATTTCAGTAAGTTAGCGGAAGAGGACGAGTAATCTCTCCATCTGTTTTGACTACTTTGGGGTCGAAAATCAGTTTTTCGGCCCCTTTTTTGTCTAAATATTACTACTGATTATGAATGAAGTTTGAGATATCAAAACAACAACAACATAAAAGGAGAAAATTTATGTGGAAAAATATCACGGATACTATAGGTAATATCACTACAGTTGCTGTACAACTTATTGGGTTGTCAGTAGCACTAGAAGTAGTGTTCGGCGCAAATGTGCCATTTCTATCTTTAGGTGTTATCGATAACATCTCAGCGATAGTTGCAAGCCTAGGTAACGAAGGTTTAGTAGGATTAGTTACAATCGCAATCTTATGGTCACTTTGGAAGAAGGACTAATCTAAACAGTAACACGAAAGGGGGCTTCGGTCCCCTTTTTTATGGTCTAAATTCTTATAAATAGTAGTATGAAAACAATAATCAAAACAATTCTATGTGTATTGATTGTCTATAGTACTCAGGTTATATCAAGTAGTTTAACCTTTGAATTTAGTAACCCTGCCTTTAGTGGTGAAGGATATTCTAGTCATGTACTATCAATAAGTCAATTAGAATATAATCGAAAAGAGGCAGTAAAAGATGACTTACTTTCTGCAGCCGCTAAGGCTGAGAGAGAAGCAAAGAACACAACTCTTGCTAAGTTTGTAACGAATGTTGAAAGTCGTATATTTGCAAACTTATCTAAACAGATGGTCGACAACATGTTCGGCACAAACTGTACTGAAGATTTAGATACAACAGAATTAGAGTGCCCATTAAGCGGTACTGCAACTTTACCTGATGGTTCAACTGTATCATGGGTAAAAGATGAAACAGCAGAAACAATTACATTGACTGTTACTGCGGCTGATGGTTCATTAACAGAGTTAATTGTACCAGTCGGCGACTTTAAATTTTAGGCATATGAATATGGAATATTTGGCAATAGCATTATTATCTTGTTTGGTGGGTGGCTGTTCGGTACAGAACACGAAGGCGATAGAAGGAGAAATGCCTTTCGTACAAGGCACACCAACAAAAGAACTATTGAAACAAATGCCGCCACCTATAAACACACCAACAGATGGTGATGGCAACCCAGTAAAGATTACAGTTGCCGTTTACGCTTTCCCTGACGAAACAGGACAAAGAAAACAAGTCGGACTATCTACAGCCGTATCACAAGGTGCAGATGTCTGGGTTATACAATCTCTCATGGCAGTTGGCAAAGGTGATTGGTTTTCTGTTGTTGAAAGAGCAAATTTAGCTAACTTAACTAAAGAACGACAGTTAATTAGAAACACGAGAGAACTATATGATGGTTCGCAACCAACAGACGCTTTGGCGCCAATGTTGTTTGCCGGTCTAATACTAGAGGGCGGTATTGTTGGGTATGATACAAATACAACATCAGGTGGTGCAGGTGCGAGATTTCTTGGTTTAGGTGCAAATGACCAATATAGAACAGACCAAGTAACCGTTTCACTAAGACTCGTTGCAGTACAGACAGGCGAGATTTTACTGACTGTATCATCAACGAAAACAATTGCGAGTACCAGTAACGGTGCAGATGTGTTCAGATTTTTAGATTTAGGAACACGAGCATTAGAGATTGAATCTGGTAATGCAGCCAATGAACCGATTAATTATGCGATTCGTACGGCAATAGAATATGCAGTCTTGCAAATGCTATATGAAGGTAAAGAGATAGGACTCTGGGATTGGGCAGATATACCAGTAGCAGAGGACAAAGATATAAATATAAATCAGGGTGAAGAAAAAATCACCCATCCACTTTCGGAAAAACTAGGAGAGTCATGAGATTAACAACATTTTTTATGATGTTTCTGATGAGCATGTCAGCGATGGCTGTAAATAAGATTTATGTAACACAAGCTGGTGCTTCACTAGTGTTTGATGTGTTACAAGACGGTGACGGTAATATGGTAGGCAATAGTACTACAGCTTCTACTGTGTCTGGTTCAGCGTCAAACTTTAATATCGACCAAGTGGGCGATAGTAATATAATCACCTTTGATATAAATGGTGATAGCTTTGTTGGTACATGGAGTACCACAGGTAATAGTAACAATATTGATTTCAACTGTGACCCAGCAGATAGCACAAGTGGTTGTGATGATGTCAATGCAGTAATCACATTTACTGGTAACTCACAAGACATTGATATAGATGTCGGTGGTACTACTTCAGGTGATAATGCTGATATTGATATTGTTGGCGCTTCGGGTACAGACAGTACTGTTGTTGCGGCTACTATTGACGGCACAAGTGCTATATTAAGATTAACAATTAATGGTGATTCAAACAACTATCTAATCGACATTGATGGTAATGGAGATGTCAATGGTCATACCTTAATTATGACCCAGACGGGAATCACGGCTGATGTTGATGTTGTTCAATCTGGTACAGACGATAACTCTGCAACAGTAGTAACAACTGGCGATTCACAAAACATTGATATTACACAAACCTCTGGTGGTACAGTAACAATGACAACAAGTGGAAGTACATCATCTGCGGTTAAGACAGTTAATATTAATCAAACTGCGGCTGCAACATTTAATACAGATGGTACTATTCTTGGACAAACTTCATCTGGTCTTGCTGGCGCTGGCGGTACATATGATATTGACCAGACAAGTACAGGTACAATTAACTTAGATGTAAATGGTGCAAGTGCGAATGTAAGTATCGAACAAACGAGTACAGGAACAGTAAGTATAGATGCTGCTGGTGCAACTTTTGTTGCTGACATTGACCAAGACAACGCAAGTACACTTCACTTACACCACGATGGTGCTAGTGGAGATTATGTTATCTTGCAAACTGGCGGTGCTGGTGATATAACACATTTAACAGTAAATGGTGCTTCGGCAAATGTAGATATTATCCAACGAGATTAATGTGCGACTTTTTGTTATATTATGGTGTTTAACATTTTCATCATTCGCTAGTATAATTGGCGATGTAATCAAGCACGAAGGTAGTGCTGTCGTTCAACGAACGGATGGTGAAGATGTTGAATCAGAACTTGACTTAGACATATTTTCATATGACACGATTAAGACAGGCAAAGGTAAAGTCGCAATCGGATTCATTGATGAAACAAGAGTTGATATAACACAACACTCCAAGTTAATCATTGACGAGTTTGTCTATGACCCCAATACAAAGAAAGGTTCACTATCACTCAAATCTGCACTTGGCACAGTAAGATATGCCTCAGGCCAGATTGCAAAGACAAGTCCAACAAGTGTACAAATAAAGACACCGACTGCAACGATTGGTGTTCGTGGTACAGACTTTTCAATGACAGTAGACGAGTTAGGCGGCTCTACGATTATTCTACTACCATCGTGTGATACAAATGGCAACTGCTTTGTGGGTGAAATATCAGTCGAGTCTGATGCAGGCATGGTTATTATGAATCAGGCGTTTCAGGCTACATTTGTAGACACGATTAACAGTAAGCCACTAAAACCTGTTATTGTGGATATAGATGAGTCGTATATCAACAACCTACTCATTATATCTAAACCAAGAGAGATTGAGCAGGCAATCCAGAATGAAGAATTAAATAAAGTTGCCAATGCACTTGATATTGACTTTCTAAAGTTTGAAGAATTAGAAAGAGATTACCTTGAAGTCGAAGAAGATGAATATGCCACGATACTTGACATTGATTTCTTAGACCAGAACTTCTTGGGCGATATTCTTGAGCAATTGAATATTCAATTAGCATTACAGATGCGTTCTGAATTTGATAAGAAGAAATCTACATATGATTTTACACTAGGTAAAGATAAAGAAACAGGCATTACAATACTAGATGAAGAACCACAATGGTACTGGCATAGAGAAGCTGCAAGCGGTAGTGTCGTAGAGTTGAGATTAGAACAAGAAAACAGTTACATGATGAATATATCACAGGGCGATTTTGAACTGATAGACTTTGAACTAGGAGGAACAGAGAGTGAAATCACTATTATTCAAACTCAGTAGTGCCTTATTATTACTGCTAATATACATTCCAATCTTTTTTATGGCTGGGTCTGTGTTTGCAAACAACGAGATATATATCACACAAGTTGGTACGAGTAATAACTTTACATTAGATATAACCCA